TCCTTGAAGCGCTTATCATTCATAGTCTTGGCTTCAAATAGCATGATCTCGCCATCATGCCCAGGAATGTTTGTCACTTTCCCGTCAATATGACCCTTGGCGTAGCCATGACCACCGATTACTTCTAGCTGATCATCAAATAACTTAATCCCAATTCTCTCAAAGTCGGCAGCAATAACCTCTTCTTCGTAGTCACCTCTTCGGAAGATGCGCTCAACTCTAGGCTGATGCCACCGTTTAGTCACCCAATGCAGTTGCAGTTTTAACAATCTTTGGCATTGGTGGCCCATACCAGAATAGCCTAGATAATCACGAGGCTTTTCATCACGAATCTTTACGCCTTCAATTGCATCGGCAATCAAATCTTTTGGTGGTAATGGTGCCATTTACTGATCCTCAGCCATATCATATTCTTCAATCAATCGTTGTATCATCCGCAGCTTCTTCTGTGGCTTAATATTGCCACTTTTAATGATTATCAAAATCTCATCTAGTATCTTCATCACTTCTCCTTTGCTTAATTGAAAAGCACAATCCGTAATTATTGCCTACTGGCGAGGTCAGCATAGTTCAAGTCTGCCTAGTGCTATTATCGTTGACGGCTTTGTCCAGTAAATCCTCAACGCACCCTCATAGATTGTGCTTATCAATTAAAGCCCCTGTTTGGTAGGGGCCACACCGCCTTTCATTTAGCTAAATGGATTCTCGTCTACTTCAGGCATATCCTCTTCCTTGAAATATTTTTTGATTACATTTTTAGCTGGCCACTTTGCAGTCGCCTCCTGAATAGCAACCTTAATGCCAAGAGGAACACTGTGCAGATCAGCAGTATCCTCAAGCTCACCATCAAAGCCTACAGCAACACAGATGGACTTGAGCTCACCTTGAGCAATTTCTACTGCCTGCTGATTCTTATTAACAATGTTGAGGTTAGCAAAAACAAGGCGCTTTGCATACTCTCCATCAACAATCTTAAAGTGAAGGGAGATATACTTTCCAGTACCATCCTTTGTATCCTTCACCTCAGACTTGATAATCTCTGCAAGATAATCGCCAGCCGGAATTGGCTCAAATCCAGCAGCTTCTTTGTGATCATCTGTATTAAAAACACTAGGCAACATAGCCATATTACATACTCCTATAAGTTCATAAGTTTAAGTTCAAAAGTACCACAATTAAGGGATATGGCCAACCTATTCTTCAATGCATCTCTCTACCGCTTGGTGCAAGCCCCATTACCCTTTTGATATAATAGTCAATAAAGAGCTCAATGTCTTGCTGGACTGGCGCGTGCATTCTTGCCTTAATATACGCAGCCAAAACAACTTTTGCAGCAATCCACTTACCCTCATCACCAAGCTCTGGGTAGATCAGAGGTGCTGTCATCCCAGCAATATACTCGTAAAATGATCCCCAAGTATGATCGTCCTTTATTGGCAATAAAATGCAAATTTCATCTTCTTCCATGATTAGCTCCTGATTTTATCAAAAATCGCCGTGAAATCTGGTGCTTCCTTTGGATCCAGCTTACCCGATCTGTCCTTAGCTACATACTTTCGGTTAGCAACAGTTTGAATTAACCGATTGCCTTTTCTGTCAACGTCGAAGTACAGGACTTCATCCACGAGGTATGGCAAGTTGAATGGCAGCACCTTCCCTGGAAGATAGGGTTCAATGCGTGTGACCCCCGATTCATCATCCTCAACAGACTTGGCCTTGGCAACAAATACTACATTCTTATTCGGTAGATCCCTAAAATTGCGGATAAGTGCGCCAAACGATTCTGATAGCTTCATGTAAGCCTGTCTGCCATCTGCCACTTCCTTCTTGAATTCGCCTAGCACCACCTCAGCAATTTCGGATAGAGAGTCTAGGCAGATAGTATCGTAATCGTCGGACTTTTTGATATACTCAAAGGCCGCTCCAATATCCTTAATAGAGGATACCTCAAAGAAAGGGATGTCTTTACCGTGTAGAGAGAGTAGACCGCCCTCTGCTGATAAAATGATAGGCTTTGGAGCGGTAGAGCACATAACCGTCTTGCCTACGCCGGAAAAGCCGTATAGGACTGTTTTAATCCCATGATCTAGGGCAATATCCTTTGTTGATTTAATGTTTATTTTCATGCGTACCACCATCCATCTGCCATTTTAAGCCAAGTGTCAATTGTTTTAACTGCACCATGCTCGCGTAAATATCTCAATAGTACCCGCTCTGCTTCTACATGCATTTGCTCTTTATCATGCCTATATTTGCGGGCCACCTCTTTGAGCTGCTCAGCCATCTTGTTGTCGTGATACGTAGCAATCATGTGTGCACCTCGCCTGTCGGAGTGACACAGCCTTCGAGCAATAAACGCTCATCACCATCTTCAAGCAGAAAGCTGATATAGCCTGGAGGCATAGCCATTGGTATATAAAGCTCTACAACATCACAATCAGTATACCTGCCCTTTAGGTCACACAACTTATCAATTTGATCCGTAGTAAGTCGCATCACAATGCTCCATTTCTTCTGAGTGGATCTGGATTAATTGCGCCAAAGTCATCAATCTGTTTTGAATAATGATTGACACCATTCGGATCAATTTTGCCCTCTAATTGACAGACAAGATGTTTATCATAGGCAAGAAAGTGAATCACACCATTTTGGTGTCTATCTACCATTACTGTGTCAACAGAATAGTTCTTTGATATGATCTGGCCTAATGTATTAACTTGCTTTTTTGTTAACAACATAAACACCTCCCTCTGGAATCTTTCTAGCTCTTTTCTTGCCACTAGATTTAATCCAGTTCTCAATTTGTTGAGTGGCCTCTTCCTCAGAACGAGCCCAACCTGCCATATCGCCTCCGAATGTGTAGAACCATGTCAACCCTTCATAGGGTGCAGTATTCGGGCGATGCTCAATAAGAATATTGTCAAAGTTGATTTTCTTGGCCATTAGTCTAGCCTCGAAATTTCATCATTGATTCTAGTCCAACCATATGGGAAAATCCAAACAGTCTCATCGTTTGAATACTCTATACGAACATAAGGGTGGATATCAGGATCATCTGGATATTGCAATGCCTCATTTTTGACTGTGAATCCTTCCATTGGCCTCCAGCCACATATATAGTATGTTTTGATTGCATCAACAGCTGTCATCTTGTCTCTATGGCCTTCAATAAGGAAACTGGGGATATAGCCACAGGCTTCAATCATATCATCATCAGACAGATGAGTATAATGACCACAAGGATCAAAAGTTACAGGAATGTTCATTATTTTCTCCATAAGTTTTAAGTGTTAAGTTCAGTAAGTTTGTGGGCTTGTTGCCTTTTACGGTTGGCCCACGTCAACCGTCTCAAATCCAATGGCAACTTATTGGGGAGGTCATTCTCCGAGTAATGACACAGTGATGCTAGGCATCGCTGGCTTTACTTCAATAGCATCATCGAGCCTACCATGCTCGATAGTTTTATAAACCTTCAATTTGAGTGAAGGCTTAAAGTCAATGGCCTCTTTTTCTTCATCAGTCAGGTCGCCCCAAATCTCATCGAGCGCAATCCGATCTACTGAATGGGTGATCTTCCGAACTGCTTTGATTCGGAGGTCACCTTCATCAATATTGTGAGTCCCAACAGACTTTGCCTCAAGCTGGATGGCCATAGCTAACTCACGGCGCAGCTTTGCCTCCTCAGCTTTAGTTGAGGCAAGGAGAGCCTGTACATTCATTAAGTCATTTGCAAGTTTATGCAGATTCATTTTATTTCTCCAAATTTTGAGTTTGAGACAGTGAACCTCTCATGATTATTTTCTCATTTGCAATTGAATAGAGGTTAAACTGTAGATCGTCAGCTATAATGCGCAATAATTCATATTTGCTGCCATCTGATACTTCAATGGTAGACAAATTAATTTCAACATTCTTCACATTATACTTACGCAAATCTGTTTGACTTAACATGGGATGAATTCATCAACATAGTCAGGCTCTAGGCCAAAAAGAGCCATAACAACTCCCTCAACCCTTTCAAGCATCATAAATGGTGATTCCTCATTTTCAAGAATCTCGTTGATCTGAGACTGTGCCTCATCAATCATCTCATCGGCAGTCTCTTCAGAGATACCATCACGTTGCATTATAACTTCTTTGATTTCCATTTTATTCTCCAGTTTTGAGCAAGAACGCCTATTATATAATAAAATCTATAGACGCGTCTAATTAAAAAATTTTATACCCTTATTAAACTAATCATTGTTCACAACAATATAACCGAATGGTACAACACCATCAATAATCGATTGCCAATGTTTAATTACTGTATCAGATACATGCTCTGTATCTTTGATACTCTCTTTTGCTTGCTTTTGAAGATTCTCCCATTAATAGCTTCTGCCATCCAATCATCTTTGATCTTCTGAAACTCATCTGATCCTTCATCTAATTCAATCATCATATTCTCCAAGTTTTGAGTTAAGCGCATCGGTGCTCCGATAAGAGACACCGATGTTTGAGCTGCACTATCCTATGATAGAGTAGATATCATTTCATTCAGGGCGCTATATTGCCATTGAGGATGCTCACCCTTCTTTGCGTAGAAGACAGTATTCACAGCTTCTGACTTCTGACGTTCACCAGCAATAACACGCATAGCTTGCTTGGTGAGGTTACATAGCGCGCAGTCACGCGACACATTATCATTGGCCTGAATATAGGTCAATGCTTTATCAACATATCTACTTAATGCCATTGGAATTCCCCTCCATTTCAGTGGTTAAAATTGTCCCAATCAAAAATAGCTAGATAGGAACTATTTGAAGAGTATCGGAACTAAGCGGGAAAGTCTAATTGACATTATTTATACCCTATATAAGATTCTTTATAGAAGCACATGCTTATATTAGCCGTTTCTTATTCTAAATATAAGGCCCGTAGAGGCTATATAATAAAGAGTAAGGCTCGACTATTAAGGAAGCGCTAAAAACGCCGTAACGGGCCGGAAATTAAGCGGAAACGGGATTACTAGCTATTCTTTACCGGATAGGTTATAATCGGCGTCCAAACCTATAAGTAAATTTACTTTAAAACGGAGGTGCAAACTATATGAATCAAGCAGTCGCTGCAATGGCCAAACAAAACAAAGGCAAAATAGCGGCATTGGATATTGATACTGGAATGATCCGAAAGATGACTTTGGATGAATTTCATAGACTCAATGCTGATGGAAAGGCATTCGGCCCGAATCACAATGTTACAAAAGTGTATCGTGAAAACCAACAACTAAAGGCAATAATACAAAAGGAATTGGAGGAACAGAATGGCTGAAGATTTAAACGTAGATGGACTCACATTTACGCCAATACGTGGTAAGGATGCAATTTATAAGGGGTGGACTACAAATGCGTTATCTTTTGAAGAAGCAACAGAGAAGTACCTTGAGAGTAATGGATATTATACGGGAATCGGCCTTGTTCATAGCACAAGTAATACTTGTTGTCTTGATATTGATGATATTGACGGTGCTCGTAGTTGGTTTAGGACTAAATATGGGATCGATGATCTCATGACCTATCTGGACGGGCACTTTGAGGTGCTTAGTCCAAAAGCAGAGTCAGGGAAGTTTATGTTTAGGTTACCACCGAATGTGGTACTTCAGAAATTTGTTATTACCGAATGTAAACTAGAGTTCAGAACAGGATCACATCAGGACGCATGGCCAGGATCGGCGCATCCAGAAGATGGGTGGACTAGCAGAGAGAAAGGTGGGATCAAATCGGATGGGTTATATAGTCACAAAGGAAGTGATAAGCTGTTGGATCTACCATTAGAGCTGTTGAAGATATGGCAGGAGAACCAAACACCGGTAATAGCTAAATCTGACGGAAGAGTTGTTCGCATTAATGGCCAGACTATCGATGAAATCGTGGAAGGAATCATTACCGGAAAGTTGATTCACCCGAATATGATTGACTATTCGTATGGTCAAATACGCGACGGAGTGGCGCCAAGCATAGTAAAGGCAACTCTCAGAGGATTGCTTGCTGCATGCCAAAATTTGCCGGACATGGACCAAAAACGCTGGCAAACTAGATATGATAGCATAGATATAACCGTAGATGGGGCTATTGAGAGGATCAATAAAGAGGATGAGGGTGATACAGGCACCAAGAAATTGTTATCTGATGATGAGATCAAAGAGGGTGCCAAGGATGATGAGATCAATTTCCGTGAGATACCATGGCCACCTGGCCGAATGGGAGAGCTTGCGACTGCTGCTTTGAACTATCAAAGATATCAATATCCCGAATTGGCTGTTGTCAGCGCAGTCGGGCTAATAGCAAGTGTATGCGGCAGGAAGTTTGACATTAGTCATCCAGCAACGGGATTGAATGTGTATATGACTGTGTTAGGGCCAACCGGAATAGGAAAGGGCTCAATTGAGAAATTCATCAATCAGGTGTTGTTTAATAGTTCAGGCATAGGCCGTGATATCAGCTTTGTTGGCAATAATGATTTTACATCTGGGACAGTGTTGATGAAGTCATTAGAAAATGCTAGATGTCAAATTAGTATAACTGATGAGGCTGGACAAAGTCTGAGCAGTAAATCTGGCGATCCACAAAAGAAGACGCTAACACTATTGGATCTTCATTCCAAAAGTGGATCAGAAGATTGGACGATGAATCAAGGGCAAAGGGATAAAGAGTTCAGTACTAAGAAGCTGAAGGGAGTAGCATTCAGTTGGATAAACATTAGTACACCTGAAGTATTCAAGAAAGAGTTTTATCAACAAGGAAGCGTGAGCAATGGATTAGCGCCAAGGATGAGTATATACTCGATCGACAGAATAGCCCTGGAACGCAATAAAAAGCCGCACCTTACTCTATCTAGCAATCTAATGGATAGGCTGATGTATCTAATTGAGGTGTGCAGTAAGATTCAGGCTGTTGATCAATATGAGGCATGGCATTTTGAGTTGCATCCCGATATTGAAGATGAGGCAGATGAGCTTGAGATTCATTACCGTGAGTTAATGAGCACTCTCAGGGATAATGATGTAAACAAGGCTGATATGCACAATAGAGCTTATTTGAAGGTTCTCCGATTCGCTGGTCTAGCTACTGCCCTCAATAAGACAAAGAATGACAAGGATTCACTGATAATCACTCGAGAAGAGTGGGATTGGGCTAAATCAATGGTAGAGTATGAGATGGCTAATATTGACATGTTCTTCAGCGGTAGCTACTTTGGTGATTCACTACATGAGGGCATACAGATTGTCCGGAAGACGGTATTCAAATTGCTTAGTGGTGATTATGAGATCAAAGACAAATTTGGCAACTTGACTCCCAAACAGCGGCAGATGCAGAATATTCCTAGGACTGCATTGTATCGAAGGTTGAAGAATAATTCAACACTTAAAGAGTTGAATGACGATCCGAAGTTCAAGAGTAAGCCTATTTCAGGGTTGGATAAATGCATTAATGCAATGGTTGATGGAGGGGAGCTGAAGGCGTCATCTGATAATTTGGGCAAGGCACAGAAGGTTTATAAGGTGGTAGAACTACATTAGAGAGAGCTAATGTTCTCTTTTCGGAGAACCTAGGTATTACCCTGTCCGGCCCTAGTAAATACCTAGTAAAATCGCGTAAAGTATTGATTTGGAAGGGAAAACTGTCAACTAGGTCGCTAGGTACGGGGGGAGCGAGAGCGAGAGCGAAAGAGAACGAAAGGAGAACGCCGTGTCTGGCCCTCAGACCTAGAAACCGATAGCGCTCGCGAAAAGGCTATATAAAAGAAGAACATACACACTCTCTCTCCTAGGTATTTACTAGGTATTATATAGGGGCCAATAGGGTATTTTGACCTAAACTCGAAGACCTATTATTAGAGAGTGCTAATATAAGGAAAAGCAATGACCGATAATACAATTTTATACCTGAACTGGCCACCGACGGTCAACAACTACTATTCACATACACGGAATGGTGTATTTATAAGCGCAAAAGGCCGCCGATATGCGTCAGCCGTAGCAGATGATATTCAAGAACAGCTCGGGAATATGCACATAGAGGGTAGTGTGCTCATGGAGGTGAAGATGTACCCACCAGACCGCCGGAAACGTGATCTTGATAATCACATGAAAGCGTTACAAGATGCAATAGTCAAGGCCGGATTACTTGAGGATGATAGTTTAATCAACCAATTGTTTATTTACAGGGGTGAGGTGGTAAAAGGTGGACTCATCGTTGTGGAATTAAGCGAATCGGGGCCGATCCTCCCCTATATAGATAGCGCTCAATCGACGTGAGAGGGCCGCCACGCCGCGTTTCGCCGCTACCCTATACCTATCCCTTACTTTCGGGAGAACGCGCTCACAGGGCCGTTGGTGGCTCTTATATAAGAGTGTGCTAATATAGATGTGCAAAAGAAAGCCCACACTGAGGTGGGCTGTTGGGGTTAAACAGCAGTGGCTACAATCAGCAATAAAGCAAACAGAGTGGTGATTGACAAGGCAACTGCGAAGATCCAGAGAATCAGCTGGAAGAAAAACTTCACATC